GGCGTGACTATAATCTCCGCCGGAACAATGATCTTCTGCACCCCCTGTGGATGGTAGAACATCTTAGGATAGGGAACTGGTCCTTTGTACAGGCTCTCCCCTGTCGTCTGGTTCCTGCTTCCTGGATTTGCCGGGTTAGACTCGAAGAGACCTTTCTCTTCCATCATATGATAGACGGTGTGGATGTTACTTCTGCGCGCCATAACAAGTCATCCTATTCTGGCCAGGGTAGTAGCACGTGCTACCTCTGTCCTGTTATCGACCATAGCCATGTTTGGCTTTGCTCGCATGCTTGGGCAGGTTGCCCACTTTCTTACCAATATCTGCAGAGGCAAAGTCCTGTCCAACGCTCTGCGGAACCCCAACACGTTCAGCAAAGGCAGCATTGTGTGCAACACCTTCCATGAAATTATGCTGAGCTTTGCTTTTGCTTGGCATGAGAGAGGACTCCTAAAAAGTTACCAGCCTATTTAAGCCCCGGACTGGCGCGGTTCCTCGTTTAGTCGCCTAGGCGACTAAATTGCATCTGCCACAACAACAGCCCATTCAGGACGAATCCAGAGGAAACCGAAGAGAACGTCAAGTCTGGTAATGAGCTGATCAGTACCAATGAAGTAGTCAGTAATCATACGCATGGAGACATCATCAAACTCTTCCCTGGCGACCTCGTGGACCCCTTTGGGCATCTCCAGGTCAGCAGTAGCCAGCGTGACTGCCTCTGGCGCATAGGCAAAGTTCTTCCTATACTGGGTGCTGGCAGCAAGCGAAGAAACAGGGTTGATATTAGCTCCGCTTGCGGGGCTTACATCTACGGTCTGATACTGCACTGGCTGCCCACCAACTGCAGGGACCAGGGCAGGGTAGATCGGAATGCTGGTTGCACCAACAGGGACATTTGCCGTTACGGCAAACTGACGAAGCTCACCAGTGGTTTGCTTGGTAATCCTGTTGACAGCGTTAACCCCAACAATGGTAACAATGTCACCGATGTTGAGGCTGCCTGCCAGGGCAGCAGTGGTAATGGACAGACCAGTCTGGTTTGCACCAGAAACGGTAGCACTTGCCTGGGCCAGGGTCCCATTGGTATGGACTATTGCTGTCTGATCAGACATCCAAATGAAGCCCAGTGCATCATACATCCGGCCAGTGACGTACTGACGGGAAATTTCACTGTTCGGGTTGAGCAGGCCAGACAGGCTTGCCACAACTCGGGCCTCTGTGCGCAGGGAATTGACAATCTTGCGATTTGCAATGGGGGCAGAGTTAAGCCCCAGGCTTGCCCCAGCGTTGAGATACGTACTGGCAATGGGATTCAGGATGTTAAACGCTGAGTCCTGGTTTGCAACAAAGTTGCAAATACCGCCTTCACTTCCACCCATGATAGCAACGGCCACGTTGCCAGCCAGCACATTGACCATCGGGGCAAGGATACGGCGAGAGTAATCATCCAGCGCCATGGTACGATCCTGGGTGGAGTACCCAACATCAACATGACGTTGCGTTGCAAGAACCAGGGTGGTAGATTGTTCACTGGTATCCTGGACATTAAGCCCCGGTCCATCTGTGACGGTGAAATCATTGGGGAGTCTGATACGCAGGCTGGAGCCAATCTTTGCACCGCTGACTGCAAAGCTGTCATCATACTGCATGTCTACATTCTGTAAAAAGGCATTGGAGTTTTTCCAGAGCCTTACCGCTTCCCGAGTAATCATGTTGATAGTAAGAAGTGCATTAGCCATTGGCTTTGTGGGGCCTCAGCCCCCTCCTATGTTGTGGTCTGCAGGGGCCTCCTCGGCCCTGTTCCTTTCGAGTTGCCCCAGGCTCGGAGTCTTAGAGCGGACAGGACCAAAGCAGCAGGGTCCAGGACTGCGACAGGGCCAGACAGGGCCATGGCTGGAGAGTTTCAAGACCTCTCAACTCGACAGGGTGAGACAGCACCGAGACTGTCACGCGAAACTATTGCATAGCCCTTCTGCCAGAACCAGTATTTTTCGCATCAACCTGGGCTTGGCGCCTCTTAAACCACTCGTCTTTGGACAAATTATCTGCCCTATCCGGATCATCCGGGGCAATAGCAGTATGTGGGGCACCACGACCAGAGACAGGAGTTATCGGCTTTGGTGCAGCGGAGACCTTGGCCTCCACCGGCCTGTCTGCCATGCGGGCAAGTTCAATGGCCATGCGATGCACTGGCAGGTTGAGGATTCTCTCCGCCTCGTCCAGGTCACCGCCGAGGGTATGTAGTATCGCCGGTGCAGCACCAGTCTCAATGGCAACAGAGACCAACTGGTTGTATGCAACCTGACGAGCTGTGTCCTGGTCTCCACTAACTAGCTGGCGTAAGGAGCTAATTCTTTGGTCAAAGTCTGGAAATTCTGCCTTTCCCTTTTCTGCCGTCTTGGCACAGTCATCATTGAACTTATTAATTGCAACCTGCTGGCTGGCAAGCTCTCTAGCTCGAGTCTCAATCTGCGAGGCTGTAAGCTGCTCCCCTGTCAGAACTGGTGTCTCTGGCTGCTCTTTGAGCTTTTCCTCTGCCTCTTTCAACCTAGCGGTAAGCCTGGCAATCCGAGCCTCGCGATGGTCAATCTTTGGTGGCTTTGCGGCCCCAGGGGCCACAGGCTCAACAGGAGGAACAGAAGGGTCAGAGTCCCCTGTTCCTCCTGCAAGCTCGCTTCCAGCAGGAGCAGGAGCATCAGAGTCAGCAGGAGCTGGTGATGTTCCGTCCGCAGGCAGGGCAGAGCTACCTGGATCTACCGGAGGAGATGGGGCAGCAGCAGGGGCAGAGGCAGAGGCAGGGGCCGCTACTGGATCATTTTGTGCCATCTGACTTGGCCTTTCAAGGACTTACTAGGTTTGGGTCTGCTCGCCCATGGATCAAGGTATTATCCAAGATAAGAGCATCATATGCGGAGCGACGCAAGCTCTCATCCGTGGCTGTTGCGCAGATACGGGCTAGTGTGGCCCGAGCAAGGGGGATGCACTTGCCCCAGGTGCGAGCAACGAAGGCCTGACGGAGAGTCTTAGCCGTTGCCCCAGGATTCTGGCGTTTCCATTCAGAGAAAACCAGATTATCCTTCATGATAACGTCGTAGAGTTCGTTCGCGGCTTCCTTGGCCACTTCAGCAACCAGTTTGTGGCAATGGGCACCAGAGGCAGGTTTCTTAGTCATGGCTTTGTTCCTATCTTGCCCTTGGCAACTTTGGCTATGGCCTGGGAGTAAATATCTTGCATCATCTTGTCGTGTTCACCAGAGATCTTCCCTGGCCCGGACCTGAAGGTCCCACCAGGGCGGAGCAGAGAGTTGATATCCTCTTGAGAGGCCTTTGCCTCTGCAAACGGGTCATGATCGACAGGCTCGAGTTTCTGGCCATTCCTGCCGGTTATTTTTAGGTTCTCTGGGTGGAACACGACATAGTTGCTGGTGCCAGAGGCACCAGCAGCGCCAGCCCTGCTACCCTGGTCCTGGTACTTCACCCCTGGAATCCCATTGTCATGGAGGAACTTGGAGATTAATCTTGGCCCGTTGGTTGTATCTGCCTTTGGATCTTCTTTCCTGGCGGCGGCCTTTGCCTGGGCAGACAGATAGTGATAAAGATTACTCCCTGGAGTTCCTGAATTAATACTGGAATTTGTCGGGAGGATGTTTTTGAGCTTTTCTTGTACGCCTGGTGACTGCTCTGCAAGTGGTTTGTCCCAATCGAGGAAATCTTCCTTGTTCGGTTTCATCTCAACGTTTAAGAGGTTACCAGACTTGGTCCCTGGCCAAGTCCCTGGCAGGGTCATGTAGGATTTAGCCACTTCAGGGTTTTCTGCAATATAGTGTCCATATCCATAGGCTTGGTTCCCCTCACCTGTTCCAATGCGTTCTGCAGAGAACTCCCCGAAGGGATTGTGCTCGACAGGCTCGAAAGTCTGTGGTGTTCCATGGAAGCCACGGACTGTTCCCATGACGGAGTTACCAACAGCCTCTCCGGTCAGGGAATTGACCCCAACACCGGAGCCCATCAAAGCTAGGCTGGCCTTCATTGCCTGCTGGGGCAAGCTTGCTGGATCCACCTGGCCCAGGGCGGTTCTACCAGGCAAGGTCACGGCAGAGGCCAGCTCATTTACAGCGGAGGAAATGATGCTTGGCACGGCCAGCTGGGCAGTACCAGGTATCCCCTGGCCAGGATGGGCCAGAGAGGCCTGTGCCCGGAAGGGCAAGACAGACCCATACAAGTATCCCTGGTCCTGACCAATCAGGGGATTCTCTGGTGATGGAACAGAGGCGGCAGCCTCATCAGCCATGAA